GTTCGTGAGAACATCACCATCGGTGGCCGCCGTCTGGCTCTCGTTTCCTTCGCTTGAGTAATAGCTATAATAGCTACCCTCAAGATAAACTATGTACCATTTTGTTTACAACTCTTACGAAGAATGGGGTCGTTGTTACATTGGGGTCCACTCCACGGAGAACCTCAACGATGGCTACCTTGGTAGTTACACCGATCCCACCTTTACTCCGGTTGGTAAAGACATCCTTGAGTTTTACGAGACCCGAGAAGAGGCGTGTTTGGCGGAGATGAGTTTACATCGCTTTTACGATGTAGCCAACAATCCGTCCTTCGCCAATATGGCTAACGCTCACCCTACGGGAGCATGGCCATACCACCTGAGTAACAACGCTCGTGCCCGTTACGGCAAAGTCGGCGGTAAAGTGAAATCCGAAAGGAAACTTCAATCCTGCCGAGAAAATGGTCGTAAAGGTGCCCCCAAGATAAGTAAACCGGTCCAGGTGACCAATACGCTCACTGGGGAGACCTTCAAGTGTTATAGTTGCCGTGAAGCATCTCGCCAAACCGGTTTACATTTGCCCTGGGTCTACGATTTAGTGAAAGGTAAAAAAGAGGTAGTAAACTGCTGGTCCATAGTTCACAGCTAAGTGGCTGGGCATCCTCATGTGGTGTAAGACCCAGCCATGTGTGCACACATTTGAAGACAAAGATTTCGGAGATCTCCTCCCATGATGAACCTGCAACAAACCTATGCAGGTGTCGATCCTATTCTGACGACACTTGCACAGGGTTTCATGCTCCCGGCGACCAATATCGCCAACTTTATTGCCCCCGTAGTTGACACCCCGACCCGTGCTGGCCGGATCCTGCGCTTCGGCAAGGAGCAGTTTGCCATTAACGACTTCCGTCGTGCGTATGGCACCAACATTCCTTACGTTCAAAGCCGTTACGACTCGGAGCCCTATGCTCTCGAGCAAGAAGTGGTGGCTTGGGAACTGCCGGAAGAAGTCATCGAGAACGCCGGTGAAGGTCCTGCTCAGGTAGACCTGCGTGCGATTGAAACTCGCAACGCAATGAGCCGCCTGATGAACGCCTATGAGTACACCGTATCTCAGGCTGTTACCGTAACCGCTGGCTACAACCCTTACGAGCCCAACACTGGCGCTGGCGCCCAGGACGGCCTCGGCTTCACCAACTGGACCGCTTTCAACACCGCCTACGGCGCTGCTTCCGGTCCTGCTGCTTGGTCCGCCCTGACCTCCAACCCGATCGAAGACATCCTGACTCTGAAGCGCTCGGTCGCTAACCAGATCGGTATCCGTCCTAACTCGATGGTTGTTGGTACTGCTGTGTTCGACCAGCTGCTGACCAACCAGGCGATCCTTGAGCGTATCAAGTACACCACCGCCGACAGCATCGACACCGACATGCTCGCCCGCTACTTCGGTCTCGAGCGTGGTCTGCGTGTGGCTGAGGGTCGTTATCTGGCCACCGACGGCACCCTGCAGCCGGTGTTCCCTGAGAACGGCATCCTGCTGTTCTACAGCCCCAATGGCCCTAGCGACAGCGTAATGCCTGCTGGCGGTGCTAACGCCGCTACCCCTGCCTTCGCTTACACCTATCAGCTGACTGGCACCCCTGCCGTTCGCCCTGAGTACTACATCCGTGAGCGTCGTGTAGTACGTGCTGAGATCACCGTTGAGCGTGTGGTTAACCTGGTGGGTCTTGGCTCCACCGGTCTGATCGGTTCGGGAGCTATGGTCACCGACATCCTGTCCTGATTAGGAAGGAAACTTAGGAGGTGTTCTAATGGCTATTCTTCGTCCAATCACAAAGTCGCAGTACGAAGTATCGTTTACTGCGTTAGGTGGGCCGACTTTTACCTCGGTCTTCACACAGTTCAGTGGAGTTAATGACTCCTCGGACAGCACCGCCTACGCCAATGGTACCGGCAACCGTCTGTATCACGTCGTGGGTCCTCGGACTGCTGACAACGTCACTCTGACGGCTCCGTACGATCCGAGCATTTTCAAAGCTCTCGAACAGTTCTGGCTTGCTTACAACTGTGAGCCTATCACCATCACCGTCACACCCCGTGACTGTACCGGTGAAGGCGCTGCCGCTGGCGGCGGTCAGTACATTATGTACGAGTGTCAGTTTGTTTCCATTAC